ACTTTGTGAGTCAAGAGATTCGTGCTGCTGAAGATCCAGAATTTGAGACCTTCTACACGAAAAATCAACTTTTGAATGAAGGAATTCGTGCTTGGATGGCACCAGTAGACCAGCCTCAAATGAACCTGGTGCTACCTGAAGAGGTTCTCCCTCGTGGAAATGCTCTTTAACTTTTTACGGGTTAAAATGTTATAATGTATAAATACTTTTGACTCCCATAAAAGTATAAAATGCCTAGAGGTTATCCAAGTAAAACACCTGGTCGTCAGCATCGTAAGATTGGTGGCGACCTTCGTATTGATATACCACAATATAAAATGTATCATAATGCGAAACATAGAGCCAAGAAGAAAAGTATTCCTTTTGATATTGAGATGGAAGATATAACCATTCCAAATGTTTGTCCTTTACTTGGTATTCCTATCTCGTTAGAAACTGGAGACAAAAGATCTCCACATAATCCAAGTTTAGATAGAATTAATCCCGATCCTTCTATCGGATATGTTAGAGGTAATGTCCAAGTTATATCTGCGAGGGCAAACTGGCTGAAGGCAGATGCCACCCTACAAGAACTCAAAACACTGGTTGAAAACTTAGAAAAATTATGATATAATAAGGGGGTCAAACGACCCTCTTTTTTTATGACCGTTAAGCGTAGTGATGGAACCATTGTTCCCCAGATGCCCATCAAAGAAAGTGGCGACATCAATTCGTATTGGATGTCTTATGAAGAGTTTGCTGATCTTCCAGAAGTATTCTGTCAACGTAATACTGAAGGTCGTTTGAGTAAAGCACAGAAGCATCTCTCTACTCTTATCCCAGAGCACTGTGTTGTATTTGTTGCTAAACTGACTGAGGCAGGTGAAGTTTATGGTAAGAAGTATCCTGCTGGTTATCGCTGGAGAATTGACTCCAACACCCGAGCATTAAACTGGGCACGAGCTGGGTCTGATGCTATCCCAAAAGATTTGTTTGTAATTGAATATTCTTTTGATGATCCTGATCGCATTCGTCAATCTTATAACACCTTTGACTCTCCTGATAGTGTAGAAAGAAACCAAGAAAAACTTTATGGCATTCTTTCTGGAATGTATCGTTATACCCCACAGTCCTCAAAACTTACCAAAGGACAAATTATTTCTGCACTTAACAAAGCATCTCATTTTTATTATCCAGACACTTGGAATCAGACTAATGTAAAAGCAGCAGAACTTCCTGGACAGGTTGGTGCTTTCCTTGAAGAAATTAAGACTCTTGATACTGTAATGAAAGATGCTGCTTCTTGGGACCAAGCACTTGTTTGTGCTGGACTTATGGCACTTAAAAAGTATGGGTGTCATAATGATAAACTTATGGAAGCTCTGCAAGACATCAATGACAAGGCAGCAAACACCAAAGGCAAAGACTGGGATGGTATTTCTCACATTGTAGATGAATGGAAGACTGACAAAGTTTTCTCATCTAAAGATACTAAATGGGAAGTTCTCAATCGCACAGTATCTTACTGCTGCTATTGGATTGATAAGTATATGAAAGATGAAACTGGTAGCAAACTTGGTAAAGGTTGGGACAAAGTAGCATTCCAATATAAAGATCAGACAGTTACATCTTTGAATCGTTTGTTTAGTGTTACTCCGTAAAGACGAAGAAGTCTTGCCTAGAGGCAATGCACTCTGATCCTGAACCTATACCCAAATGGGTATATACTGTCGCCATATCTTTGTTTGTATTCACAATACTTTGTTTCGGTGTCATGGTTGCAGGTATGATCTATATGTGATATACTACGAGGGTCATTGACCCTCTTTTTTATGGAAGAATCAGTAGCGTATCCCGGTAAAATGTTGGGGCAACTTGCTATTGCTCTAGAGAAACTTGGATGGGAATATGGAGATGATGTTGCTGTTGAAATTGCTGGAACCTCTGTCTACGAAATTGATGGAGCAGGAACTAAATGGGCACCAGTAAAGGGAACAAGGAAGTATAATAAGGATGCTTTCATTGTTATCAAGAACCTCGATCGTAACCCCACAGTAGCATCACAACCTAATAAATAAAAACGATTTGATACCAGTTATGTCTTTCACAATTTATTCAAAAGACGGATGTCCTTATTGCGTCAAAGTTGAGAACCTGATGCAATTTACAGAAGTTCCTTATGTCGTTTACAAACTTGATCGCGACTTTACCAAAGAGGCATTTTATGATGAGTATGGTGAAGGTGCTACATTTCCTCAGGTAACATGGGGAGAGCAGCACGTCGGCGGTTGTGCAGATACTATTAAATTCTTAAGAGAGAAGAAGCATGAGCCAAATGGATGATTTATTTGGTCTTACAAAGCAAGCGATCGACCTTGCGTTCTCTAAGAATATTTTCAGTTTAAACTTATATCAATATGCAAAGTCATCAAACATGACTCGCAGAGATATGATTGTTTTTATTGAAAGTTCTGTTGCTAGAGAACTAGCAGAACTGGTTGTAGAACTGGATGACTATCTCATTGGAGGAAATAAATCTTTAAGAGAAGCATACGGATACATTCCCAAACCAAAAGCAAGGAAGATAAGAAACTATCTGTATGGTATACTTGAAGATGCGAAACGTTATGAACAAGACCGAAGACCAGGACGAAAGAAAAAGTCCTGATTTGCAGATAAATAGAGGTGTAGAGCTAATGCTCCGCACCAAAAAAAGAATTCAGGAGGAACCAAAAACATTCCAAATTAAGTTTGGGAAGATGGTTTCTTTCCTGAGAAGAGAGTTGCACATCTACCTAGACTTTTCTTTTGATATTAAAAGAAAACCAAAACATAGGAGTTAGGAAGATGATTGCAACTATCTTGACGATAAGTTCATTAGTCTCTATAATGTTCTTTTTCGTAGGAGGTATGGTAGGTTGGTTGGCAAAAGAACACGTCATCAAAACAACTCCATATCATCCAGACACAGTGAATCTTCATCCTGAATTTTTGGATGAAAACGGAAACGTGATTCCTGACACAGTACTAGCAGTGAGATTTGAAAATGACTACGACAGCGAAGACTACGAAGACGACTAACCCAAAAACATCAAAGGTAAAATCAGTTAAGACAACTGATCTTCCCCCGAATCCATTTCAGACAGAGATTCTGGAACTTGTTTCTAAAGCAAGAACCAGAGCAAAGAAGATTGAAATCCTAAAGCAGTTTCGTAATGATGCTTTAGTCTCTCTTCTCATTTGGAACTTCGATGACAGTGTGCAGTCTGTGCTTCCAGAAGGTCCCGTTCCTTACAAACCTAATGAATCCCCCAAGGGCACAGGACACACGTCCCTGAGGCAGGAGCAGCGTAGTTTCTACAACTTTGTTAAAGGTGGTAATGATAAACTATCCAAGACACGTCGTGAGACTATCTTCATTCAAATGCTTGAGGGTCTTCATCCTGAGGAAGCAGGTCTTCTTATTCTTGTAAAAGATAAGCGTTTGATTGACGCTTTTAATATCAATCGTGGTCATGTTGAGGAAGCATATCCCGACATCCAGTGGGGAGGACGTTCTTGATGGGAAAAGGTTGCAAGGTCTTATTTACAGACTGTGATCCTACACAAGCACAAGATCGTGAACTCCCAAACAATTCATATCTAATTGAATATTTGCAGGATGGAATGACAAAGTTTGACATTGCCATGGGAGCAAAACAAGTTGATATCTTTGATGATTATTGGGACAAGTATCAAAAAGATTTTGTGACCATGAACCAAACTGAGGGTAGACTTAATCCCAAGATGTATGGATACAAGTCAAAAGAAGATAAAAAGAAAAAGAAATGAAAGGATTTGGAAATCAAAAAGTGCCAAGGGTTACACTTAATCTCGATGAGATTAATAAAATTGTAAAAGAGTACAAGGATACCAAGAAGTATATGAAGTCAAGTCTCTTTGCAATTAAACGAATGGATGGTACTGAGACAAGAATCAAAAAACTTTTGGAAGAAAATCAAGACTCTTGACTAAATAATTAAACGGGTTTATAATACCCATACGTTCATCTTATGATCAGCATCCTGCTGGCATTGACCCTTGCCCATCATAATGACGGCAACCCCTACGGGTGGCACATGTCCTGTGAAAGGTTCCTCCAACGTCGTGTGGAGATTCAAATGGATCCTAACCTAGATCAACGATCTAAGTGGAGTCTAATTGCTTATCTCAAGACAAAGGTGGAAGGTCAATGCGACGGTGCTTATACATAAGACGCAAGTAAGTCGCGGAACGGAGCGCGTTCATCCCATGTTTGAATTACTTTTATATTCAAGTATGACATGTCAGGATGCTGATTCTTTAATGTTGAAGATCAGCAAGCAAAAAGATCTTCCTCCTGTGGTGAAGATCGAGCTGGTAGAGACTGTAAAAGAATCTACACCTCATTGTTACTGGGACGCAAACGACTGAAGGAACGGGAAAAACGGATCCTGCATTAGCAGAGAAGGTTAATTTCACCCATTCTTTTAGGAGACTACTACAATGAATACCCTTAATTTGATCAAAAAGCAAATCGACAAGGCAGCAGCACTGCACGATGCTCAAATCAATGTCACCAAATATCGTGGTGTTGAGTGCAACGTACATGAAGCAGGTGAGGAGACTCACGGCACATACTGCTATCGCGGTCGTACATACGTTAAGTGATCGCCATGGAAGCACTACAAGTCGTTGGGATTGTATCCCTTGGTTGTGTTGCGGCTATGACATTACTTTACAGTGAGATCCTTCTCCTTCATAAAAATTGATGGAGATGTAAATTTAGGGAAGAGAGGGGTTAAGAACCCTCTCTTTTTTTGTACTTATGTAAAAAAACAACAAATGTTTACTACAATACATAAACATTACTAGATATATTAGAATTAAATGAGAGGAAGATATATGTAACCAAAACCCCCTACTTCTTCGTTATCTTCTTTATATTATTCGTAGTGCAATGGAGATCATTATGCACAACATACTTTCACATAATCAACTAGCGGGTTGGAAACAAAGTGTAGAACGATTGAAAGATACATTAGATCGTTCCATGGATGAATCCGATCAATTAAATGATTACTATAACTGTCTTATAGAATGCGACGAAAACCAGGCATCATGTAAACGTATATGCAGGAGGGTTTTAATGTAGCATCCAGAGAGAGGGGTTGAAACCCCTCTTTTTTTATGCTATACTACCAGCAGTAACTATCCAAATATGGACAAGGAACGACTCAAACTCATAGTTCGCAATCTAGAACTTTTAGTTGATGGTTTGAAAGCAGAAGTTTATTCAGATCCTGATGCTTACATGAATAAAGCGGAGAACTTTGATGATCCCGCTCATTATTCTATCACTGACTATGATGAAGTTTTTGATGATGATGATGGTAGTGTGACTGATCACATAAATAATCCGTACAGGTTATTCAATGACGATGACGGAGATGGATTATAGGATACTTGATGAGTATCCTCACTACAAAATATATCCAGATGGAAAAGTTTATTCAATTAAGCTTAAAAAATATATTAACGGGCATAAAAACAAAAGAGGATACTATGCTTTTACCTTGTATAATTTAAACGGAAAAAGAAAGCATAAAGGACTACATCAACTTCTTGCTATGGCATTTATTCCAAATCCGAAGGAATATGAAATAGTCAGACATCTTGATGATAATAAGGATAATAATTGTTTGTCCAATCTAAAATGGGGAACAATAAAAGAAAACATTGATGATGCTATTCGGAATAATGTTTTTAAGATACCAGACAATTCTAAGAGATGGTTGGTTAAATGTCCTAATGGTGATATAATAGAAGTTGAAAACCTTTCAAAATTTTGCACGGAAAACAATCTATCAAAACAAAATTTACACAAAACATATAAAGGCAATAGAAATCACCACAAAGAATTTAAATTACTAAAAATGTTGTGAATTATGTACGAAGAACTAAACTGCTTTGAAGAAGCACTAAAACACTTTGGCACTCGCGTTGAAGTCATCTGTGCTATGGAACTTGGTGGTAGAATTACTGCCGAAGACGCATATCAAATGGTTAAAGAAGAACTTAAAGAAGTAAAAAAGTGCCGCAAGGAATTTAAGAAAAATGAATGTTAAATTGATTTCTGTTACACCTGATGCAGAGAAAAATATCGCATATTGTGCCCGCGTAAGCAATCCTGCAAATCAAGAGAACGAAAAAATTTCTGGACTACTCAAGTATTGTATTAACCACAAGCACTGGAGTATTTTTGAGATGGCATTCATGACGCTTGAGATCAACACCACCAGGGGACTGGCGGCTCAAATCCTTCGTCACCGGTCATTTACATATCAAGAATTTTCACAACGGTATGCAGATTCATCTCTGCTTGCCGATAAAATTCCTATGTTTGATCTTCGCCGTCAAGACACGAAGAATCGTCAAAACTCTATTGATGATATTGATGACTTTACCAAGCAAGAATTTGAGATTCAGATTCAAAGACACTTTGCCTCTGCCATGGATCTTTATCAGACAATGCTTGACAAAGGAATTGCAAAGGAATGTGCTCGTTTTGTGCTTCCCCTCGCCACGCCCACAAAAATTTACATGTCGGGATCAGTAAGGTCGTGGATTCATTATATCGATCTGCGTTCTGCTAACGGCACACAGAAGGAGCACATGGATATTGCTAATGAATGTAAGTGCATCTTTGCTGGTCAGTTCCCAGTGATTGCTGAAGCACTTGGATGGGCAGAGCATAATAAATAAACCATACACGATTTAGGAGGTGAAACTTTGGCAACATATCCAGTTGTGAACACCAAGACGGGTGAACAAAAAGAAGTTACGATGAGCGTACATGCATGGGATCAGTGGAGAGAAGAAAACCCTGATTGGTTGCGCGACTACTCTGATCCATCTACCGCACCTGGTGTTGGTGAAGTAGGTGAATGGAAAGATAAACTCATCAAGTCCAAACCTGGATGGAATGAAGTGCTTGAAAAGGCACAAAATGCTCCCTCTGCTACTCAAAAGTTCAAGATTTAACTTATGCCAAGAAGAAAGAAAACAGAAGATCCAATTGGAGTTGGACTTACAGCTAAGCAAATGCGTCGTAAGAAACCAATTAATACTGATCTACTGGTTGACATTGAACCACTTACTGACAACCAAGAAAAGTTTTTTGCGGACTATAACGAAGGTAAAAACCTATTTGCATATGGATGTGCTGGTACAGGTAAGACTTTCATTGCACTCTACAATGCCCTGAGAGAGGTTCTTTCTGGCGAAACACCCTATGAGAAGATTTATATCGTTAGATCGCTTGTAGCGACTAGAGAGATTGGTTTCCTCCCTGGTGACCATGAGGATAAGTCATCTCTTTACCAGATTCCATATAAGAATATGGTAAAATATATGTTCGAGTTGCCATCAGAGTCTGACTTTGAGATGCTGTATGGTAATCTTAAAACACAAGGCACGATCAGTTTCTGGTCTACAAGTTTTATTCGTGGCACCACACTTGACAATGCAATCGTCATCGTTGATGAGTGCCAAAACCTGAACTTCCACGAACTGGATTCTATTATCACCCGTGTTGGTGAGAATAGTAAGATTCTCTTCTGTGGAGATGGTGTTCAGTCTGATTTGACAAAAACTTATGAGAGAAATGGAATCTCTGACTTCACCCGCATTCTTTCTAAGATGGAATCATTCTCTTTGATTGAATTTGGTGTCGAAGATATCGTCCGTTCTGGTCTTGTCAAAGAGTACATCCTCGCAAAAAATGCTATTGGTCTGGTATGAATTTTACTCATTGTAATTATCTTGGTGACATTGAACTTCCAAAAAAAGAAAATCCTGGATGTAGACTATATCAAGTCCCAAATGGTGATTGGGTTCCTTCTATTACTTCTGTCACTTCTTTCTATAATCGCCAAATTTTTGTCGAATGGAGAAAGCGAGTTGGAGAAGAGGAAGCTAACCGAATTACGAAAAAAGCAACTACCCGTGGAACTGATTTCCATGAGGCTGCACAAGCATACCTCATGAATCTTCAATTAGATTGGAAAGAGTTTCTTCCTGCAACTCAATTCATGTTTCATCATGCCAAACCTTTTTTGGATAAGATAAATAACATACATGCGATTGAACGTACTCTGTACTCAGAGTATCTTGGACTCGCTGGTAGAGTTGACTGTATCGCAGAGTATGAAGGCGAACTTGCAGTCATTGACTTTAAGACATCTGAAAAGATTAAACCAGAGAAGTGGTTAGAAAACTACTTCGTCCAAGAAACTGCATACGCATGTATGTACTATGAAATGACTGGTATCCCCGTTACCAAATTGATTACGTTGATGGTTACACCAGGTGGTGAGGTCAAAGTATTTGACAAAAGAAATAAAGACGAGTATATTAAGTTACTAGTACGTTATATTAAAGAATTTGTCAGCAACAATTTATCTTACTCCAATGAAAGATGATCTCAATGATGCATTGAATAAAAAGTTTATCGGTCCTGCCAGATTCGCTCAGGAGATTGAACTCATCGTGCATGAAAACGAAGGAGTTAATTACATCGATGCCATCGTAATTTACTGCGAACAAAATAGCATTGAACTTGAGTCAGTACCTAAACTTCTTTCTAAACCCCTCAAAGAAAAGTTAAAGTATAATGCAATGGAACTAAACTTTTTAAAACGAAGTTCCAGGGCAAAATTGCCTTTTTAATCCAAAAATAGTGCAAAAAAAATTCGGCCAAAAAATTGACCTATTACTTTTTTCATGATGCCAATTGAGTGCTATAAGACCTATCTGGCGATGAAGCAGCACTTCACGAAGGATAGTTATGATTACTTGAAATACTGTGGTAGAGTAAAAGCTTCTTCTGCAGCATTTAACAAAAGAAGAGACAGATACTTTTTTGAGAGAATGTCTCGCCAAAAGAACGATAAAGAGATTGAGCAGTTTTTCATTGCCAACTTTGCAAGTTGTGATGATCCCCAATCAGTGTATATGGCAGATATTGTCAAAAATGGGGAAAAGACTTACACTGCATGGCAAAAGAGAACTCAGTCTCTTTCTTATATTTTCAAAAATGAAGTAGAAAACCTATTTTCTGGTCAAAACTTCGATAGTTTGTTTCAACACGAAGAAAATAAACATCCCCCTCTCGTTAAAAACTTTCTAAAAGGAGAGGTGTCAATAGAAACGTTAATTATTCTAGATAAGATTCTTGGATTTAAATCTAAGTTCGATAAGAAAATGTCAGATCCCGTTTGGGTGTTGACCTCCAAAAGAATGTCCAAGTATTCTCCCTTTCTAAATATTGACGTATTTCGATACAAGAAAATCCTTAAGGAGGTTATATTGTGAGTTTCTTTGATTCCGAAGTCGTCCGTGCAGAGATGACTGAGATCACAGAACTTCAGGAAGAAATCTACACTAGAGTGTTTGAATTCCCTACAATGAGTAAGGAAGAAAAAATTGAACATGTTCAATCTTTAGAAAGACTTCTTGAAAAGCAAAGAGTTCTTTATACAAGACTCTCTTTGTCTGATGATCCTGAAGCAATTATGATGAAAGAGAACATTTCTAAGTCTGCAAGGATGATGGGAATGCCTCCTGACGTTGATATGGGTCTCATATTTAAAAATATGGACAAAATGCTGAAGACAATGCGTCAACAGATTGACAACTCTGCTCTTTAGGACTATAATACCGAAGTACACACAAGCCAAACTACAAGCCAAATCTAATGTCTTTTTCAAATCTAAAGAAACAGTCTCGTCTCGGTTCCCTCACTTCAAAACTGGTGAAGGAAGTTGAAAAGATGAGCGAAAAGTCTGGTGGTGCTGATGAGCGCCTCTGGAAACCCTCTCTTGATAAGAGTGGTAATGGATATGCTGTTATTCGTTTTCTTCCCGCCCCTGATGGCGAGGAACTGCCTTGGGCAAAACTGTATTCCCACGCCTTCCAAGGTCCTGGAGGTTGGTATATTGAGAACTCTTTGACCACTATTGGTCAAAAAGATCCAGTCTCAGAAGTCAATCGTGATCTCTGGAATAGTGGCAGTGATACAGATAAAGAAGTTGCTCGTAAGCAAAAGCGTAAACTTTCTTACTATAGCAACATCTATGTGGTCAAAGATCCCACAAATCCCGAAAATGATGGCAAAGTATTTCTATACAAATATGGCAAGAAAATATTCGACAAAATCATGGCAGCAATGCAGCCAGAGTTTGAAGATGAAACGCCCATCAATCCATTTGATTTCTGGGAAGGTGCAAACTTCAAACTCAAGATTCGCAAGGTGGATGGTTACTGGAATTATGACAAGTCAGAGTTTGATGCTTCTGCACCTCTCCTTGATGACGATGACGCACTTGAAGCCATCTGGAACAAGCAATACTCTCTAGCAGAGTTTACTGCTCCCTCTAGTTTCAAGACCTATGATGATCTTGAAAAGCGCCTGAATCAGGTTCTTCGTGTTTCTACACCAAAACCTCGTATTGATGAGGAACTGGAAGATGAGAGTGAAGGTCGCGGTTCTTTTACCCCGAGTTTCAACTCTCCTGACATCACTCCAACTTCTACGCAACCTGCAGATGAAGATGAAGATGATGCTCTGAGTTATTTCCAAAAACTCGCTGAGGCATGATAAACGGGGGGATTACCCCCCTTTTATTTTGATATTATCTGCTCTCTTTAATGTATCGTTAATATATTGAGAAGATTTTACATATGTCATCTCTTCTTCCATATTAGAAATAACAAGACCAAGATAATTTGATTTGATGACGTTAATATTTCTCAGTTTATCTTGTATTTCATCTTCATAATCTGAGAATGTAACTGATGTTGAAATATCTGTAGCAATAACTTCGGTTCCTAAACCAGGGTCTCGATATGTGATTGAATAGTCTTTATCGATTTCTAACCCTGCTGGTAAAATAATATTATCTAAAGTATCTCTAACTTCTTTTGATCTGTATAACTTTACAGATTCTGCTTTCTCTATAGTTCCATATTTGTCAATCAAGAAGTTTTTAAACTGAACATTTGTCAAAGGCCATTCATCTCTTACAGAAACGATATTGTTGGCATAAAGAATGACCCAATCTAATTCAGGATCGCCATAAATTTTTTCTGCAACATTATCTGGTCTTTCATTGCCAACTATAATATATTCTGTGAAAAACGTGTAATCGTTGAAAATATCTTCTCGCAACTTTCCTCTACGAAAGAGGTTTTTTACCTTAACGTAATCTGAACTTGAATTTGCATCGTTTAATCTTGAAATGTATTCAAAATCTGGTAGTTCTCTAAAGTAAGCCATTAGAATCCCATTCCTCCATCTCCTGGTTGTTCGTCATAATCATTAGAGTAAATTGGTTCAAGTTCTGCAAATGTTAATCGAAGTTCATATCCAATCATAGAACCATCATTATAAGTCATGTATGCATTGTCTGGCGTATAGTTAACGTCAACATTTGTCAAAGCACATGGTTTAATTCTATTTAAGAAACTATGCTCCTGAACTGAACCTCCAGATGCTTGCATAAACTTAATGTTGTATACATTTGGAGTATTCAAGAATAACTGTCCTGCAGTTAATATAGGTTGCATCGACTGTTTGAATGATCTAATAATAAGTCTTATTTCTTCAGACTCTTTCTGTTCTCTTGGAGTAAGTTTGTATGAAAAATTGAATGTTCTAAGTCCAGGACCATTGAATAATAATTCAAGATTATTATTCAGCACCGCCCCAGTAGTTCTTGTGAAAATATTAGAACCAGCTATACTTCCTGCAACAGATTTTTTTAGAAATTCTTCGAGTTGGTCTTTATTTTCTCCTAAAGCATCTGCGGATCTAGCAAGCCTTTTATCCAGTTCACCACCAATAGCTCCCTCAACTGCTCCACCGAGAGCGGCTTTGAGTGGATTGAGTTCATCTCTACCCCAGTCTACATTGTTAGCATCTTGAACATTTTTTGGCATTGGGAGGATAGTTGTCCCGATAGGTGTTTGATCTGCCAAACGAGAAGATGGTCTTGCTAATGCTCCTCTAGATAGATCTTTTGCTCCAGATGCACGATATTCGACTCTTTGGAATACGACATGATCTTGAAGATCTTTAGTAAACTTTATTGGATACTGAAAATCACCTGCTGTGGAGTTTCTTGAGGATACTTCTGGATTATTGCTATTGGGGTCTTTATTTGTATCCGTCTTATCATCTGGGTTTCCATCTCCGCTATCTTTCCCGTTATTATTACCAGTCTGAGAATTTCCTCCATTTTCGTTATTTGGCGCTACTGGACTATCTACACCAGGAATATTGAAAGCATTACCATAACCCAGATCTCTTAAATTTAGTAGCTGCGTCTTATCTGCGTTATTTTTAAGGATTGCTTTATTTTCGTTCTCGATAGAAGAGGTCAGTTTCTGTTGAATTGCATTGGGATCATCACCTAATACTTCTCTCAGTGGTGCTCCATCCTTTGATATAAACTTACCACCACTTGCAGCACTGCCATTTCCAATTTCTTCTCCGTTATATTTTACAGTATATGATCCACTATTAAGATCCGATTCAACCTCTAAGATCTTACCATTAACATTTATTTTGGAACTTTTCTGTGCCACAGTGTTTTTTAGTTATTTATCAGTTGGAAAGGATCTTTTTATATGGAATAGAACGAAGGTATCCTAACTCATCTGGATCTAATTGATACATAGGACCAACGATCTCTGGAAATGTGTAGTTTCTAATTTTATTCCAGTGGTAGTTGAATCCTCTAAATCCCCACCTTGTAATCTCAGTAATCTCTACAAGAGGATGTTCATCATATAAAATGTTAGGTGTCTTTGGTTGATAGATGAAGGTATATAATGCCCCAACATTGTCAGGAGCATACTCAATGTTGTCTCCAAGTATTTCCATTATATTCATCATTAGATCATCTGAATCTTTCAATCCAGAAAGATCAACAGTAGATGACAGGAAACGGTTCATTTGAGAATTTTACCACCTTGTTTAAGAATATAATATCTGGAAAATCCCGTTTGATTTACTGCTTCGGTCATAGATTTATACATTTTACCATTGTATTCTACTGATTTAGCAGCATAAGATTGATTTCTCATAAATTCACTATGCTTTTTATGCTTCTCTTTATCAGTTCTATTTCTCTCCTCCATTTTTTTCAAATTTTCGACATAATATGACATAGGTCTTGGATTTTTTCTTAGTTTCTCTTTCCAAGTACGGGACTGTTTTTGCCGCACTTCTTCTGGTATTTTCCTTCCCTTCAAACTTACTTTATTTGCAGCACCTATTTTTGCTTTAACTTCTGGTCTCTTTGTTGGACTATCATCTCCATACATCTTGGGAGGAGCATTTCCTCCATCAGCAATATTCATTAAAATGCCCGTTCCATCACATTTTTTACCAAACACCGAAATCATATAAATCTCATGCTTAAATGCCTCTTCTTCTGTTAAATTTTGTTTTAATTTAATTACTTTACTTTTATCTTTTGGCGGATTGCAATTTTTACCTTTATGATCATACAATCTATCTCCACTACCTTTCCCGATATAATATGGTGCGCCCGTATTAGTCAAGTAAGCATAGGTATAATACTTCATGAAGACTTATTCTCTGTTATTATTTAGAATAACCAAAAAGTTCATTCTCTGTGATGATCTTAAATTCCATTCTTCTATCAGCACAAAATTCTCTTGCTGCTTTCCACTTCGCTTCATTTACAGCATAAGTTTTGACTTCATTCAAATATACTTTTGAATTCTTTTTAGTTTTCTTTGGCGGAACAGTTTGTTTTACTGGTTTAACTTCGACAACGAACCTCTCAGTTCCTCCACTTCTTGTTCTTGTTTTAACATAGAAGTCTGGAAAATAACGATGAACTCGATTATCAACAGGGCTGATGTAGGGGATAACAATTTCTTCACTACCCCATTCCAAGATATTTTCATTCTTATCACACCAATTCATAAATTTAAGTTCCCAGAGAGAACGATATACTATGTTGGTAGGGTCACCTTTATACTTTAGGTAGTTGCTGGGGCGGAATCTACCTTTATAGCTCATATATAATATAGGTCAATGTAAAGGTATTTAGATGGCGGGTAACGTACCGTTTAGGACATATAGCACTAGTGATTTTATAAAGAGATTCTCGAATGTTGCCCTTACAGCACAATTTAGGGCGATCATTAACATTCAAAATCTTCCCTTTACGTCGTCTTATGCACCATCAAATCGTTATACCGAAGATTTAAGTATTCTTTGTGCTGAAGCATCTCTTCCTGGATCAAGTTTCTCTACCTCTGAGAATAATCAGGATTATTATGGTATCGGTCAAAAGTATGCATATCGAAAAGATTTTGATACTGTCAACATGACTTTTTATGTTGACACCAACTATACGAATTTGAAATTCTTTGAGCAATGGATGGATTATATTTCAAGTCCAGATTTATCTTATTCTACTGTAGGACAGAATATTGCAAATACTAATTCGTTCTATAGATTTAAATATCCCGAAGGACCTGGTGGATATAAAACTAATTTAGATATTCATAAGTTCAATAAAGACTTCGAACCAGTAACAGCTGGAGCAGGATTTATTTCAGGAACTGGAAATAAAGCAGATATTGTTTATTCATTTGTAAATGCTTTTCCGACCAATATTGCTTCAATGCCTGTTTCATATGAAGCATCTTCATTGTTGAAAGTAACTGTCACGTTTTCTTATGACCGATATTATGTAAATAGAGCGATTCCTAGACCTATTCAACAGGGGTCACAAGATCCACAACAATCACAACCATATCAGTTGCGACCAGGCGAAGTGCCAATTACAGGTCCATTAGACACGCAAGCAACTGCTGGGGATGATCCTCGTATACCTGCTCCTAGTGTCAATCCTGACTCTTCGTTTAGAAGTAATCTTGATAAAGTAACAGAAGAAGATCGCAGACTGATTGAGGAAGAGAGGCAATTGACCAGAGATTCCTTACAACTCTTCTAAAACCATAATAAATAAAGACACTGAATTGTATAGGATATTATGCCCTTACCAAAGATTGCGACACCATATTATGATCTCGAACTTCCATCAACGGGTCAAAAAATTGAGTATAGACCCTTCCTTGTAAAAGAAGAGAAACTTCTTGTGTTGGCGATGGAAAGTCAAGATCAGAAGCAAATTACAAAGGCAATTAAAGAAGTTCTTTCCTCTTGTATTAGAACTGAACTTAATGTCGAAACACTTCCTACATTTGATATTGAATATCTTTTCTTGAATATTCGTGGGAAGTCAGTTGGAGAAGATATTGAACTGAAAATTATTGCACCCGACGATGAGGTAACTGAGATTCCTGTTCTCATCAACATTGATGATATTAAAGTTGAGAAAAATAAAGACCACAATAGAGACATTGATCTCGGTGATGGTTTGATGATGCGTATGAAATATCCATCACTGGAACAGTTTATTAATGATAACTTTGACTTAGAAAATTCTTCTAATGTTCAAAAGACATTTGATCTTGTAGCAGCATGTATTGAAACTATTTTTAATGAAGAAGAGGCATGGTCTACTGCTGATTGCACCAAGAAAGAGATGGATGAATTCTTGG